ATATGATACACTTCTGTCCAAGTAAATCCATTACCGAATTGAACCATTTCCCAAATCTGCGTATGAAGTTGAATCTTATAATCAGTTGGAAGGGTAAAAAAAGTTAATCCCAAAGGGAATATCTAGCGCCTCCGTTTCGCCAGTTGCTTTAGAAACAAACTCAAATTTCATATCTAAATCAGGTGATATATCTTTTACAAATACTCTGAATGCTTTTGTATCTCTTGCTAAGAAAGAGTTTACTACCCATTTGTTTATAAAACCTCTATCTTCATTTCCATCAACAGATGTAATCATATACTTTAAACGAGTAGTTACATCATAAGCTCCTGCTGAGTTTTTATTTAATTTTTCTAAAGCCTGTATATCTTTAGTTATTTCTTGTTCATCACCATGTGTTAATAGTTTAAAAGTAATTTCTTTACTATTAGATGGTAATATAAATTTATATCTATTTTTTGAGTTTAATATAGATTCATCTATATCCTTAGTTTGTATTTTACCCAAATCAATTACCACTTCCTGCTTTTCACCTGTAAATGGGTCTGTCATTTCTACATGGTAATCAGCACCATATCCCAAAACACGTGTTGCCATTAAAATGGCATTTTTATCACCAATAAAAACATCATTTGGATTTACACCAGGCTCAACTAAAACTGATTCAAATAATTTATCTAAAGCAATTCCTTTTTTAATAAAATTTTGATTTGCAAGAATATCTTCTTCTCTTGCTGTCATATATTTTATTTCACAAGTTCCTTTTCTTAAAGGGTGATTTTCTGGATATACTAATCCTTTTGATGGTAATTCAATAACTTCGGTAGGAAAATCATATTTAAGACTTTCATACTTAGGTGTTGGAGTTGGTTGCGTAATATTAACTTCTGCCATAACTTTCTATCTTTTTTAGTTTGTATATATAAATACATAAATCTTAAAAAATTGGAAATAAAAAAGGGATACCTTTTGGATATCCCTTCTTTTTTATAGTTTTTCTTAAATTAGAATTCAAGAATTGCGTAATCGTAAGCTAAAGATAATTCGATAGTTGCAGGTTCGTTAGAATCAAATGCTACATCACCAAAGTTTGCACTTACAATAAGAGCGCCTTTTAGTTTCCACTGCTCAATCTTATCACCAACAGGACCTAACATATAGAAATCTATATCTTTTTTATAGAAATCAGCATACCCACGTCTACCAGTAATAGATTCATGTCCTAAACGTACCCACTCCATTACCGCTTGTGCTCCAGATGGAACGATTGGGTCATAAAGTGTGATAGTTATATCTTGCCATTCACCTTTACCTTGCAATTGTCTTTTAATGTTGATGTGGTCTAAAGTTACCTTTTCAAACTGAATTGAAGGTCTTGCTGCTGCTTTAACCATATATGATGGGATACCGTCAATCTCCATCACATAGCGGTTTTTCATCTTAGGTTCGAAGTTCGTATAGAACATCTTGTCAAACTCTAATATTTCTGCCATTTTATTATCCTTTTATTTTATATTAATAAATATCAATTTATTTCAAATCCATATTAAGCGTTGAACGAAGCTCCAGTTGGAAGAATGTTGAAATCAATTACGATGAATTCTGCAGTCTTCGCTGGTTGTAAGAAGATTTGTCCAGCTAATATGTTTCTATCAATTACATCAGGTGTGTTGTTTGTTTCATCCATCACAACTCTGAATGCGTAAAGACCTTGTCTTTGTTGAATTCCTTCTAAGTAAGGATTAACAGTGTTTAAGAATCTTTGACGAGTAGTTGATGTATTTTGTTCGAACACTAAGTAACGAGAAGTTGATGCGATATACTTCTTAACAGTGATAAGTAATCTTCTTACGTTGATTCTATCTAATGCTGAAGCTTTATCTTGCAATGTCTTCTGTCCAAATGCTACAATACCTTGTCCAGGGAATGCTGCGATTGGGTTTACTTTGTTTTCATAAAGTGTATCTCTTTCAGCGTGCGTTAATCTATTCAACACACTTACTGCTCCAGTGATACCACCTCTATTTAAACCAGCAGGTGCGAACCACTCAGCTGCCAATCTATCATTACTAGCATAAACTGCTGGTAACAATACTGATGGTGGAACTGAAGTTATTTTGTTTGTATTTGTATCAACTGTCTTAACCCAAGGATAGTAAGTACCAGCGTAATTTGAATCAATTGAATTTGCTTGCTCAGTTGCTTCAGTAATTGTTGCACTTGCTTCAGTAAAGTCAGCGATATAGAAACAATCTTGTCTATCTTCAACCATATCAATTACTTTTGTAGTAATAGATGGGTGTAAAGAACGGATGATACCAGGAGTTACAACTAAGTTGATGTCCCACTCATCAGGGTTTCCTACAGCGTTGATTGCTTTTGAATAAGCTATTGAACCAGATGAAGTTGATTTAGAACAATCAAATCCTTGCGTATTTGCTGCTGATATATCATTTCCTAAGTTTGCTTTAGTGCCAGGGAATGAACCATCAAATCCATATTGGAAACCTAAAGAGAATTGTCTCTTAACCATATCAGCTGCTGCTGAACCGGTCATTTTATATGTAAGTTGAGAATCGAATGCGAATAATACGTTTGCTCCAGCTTTTGCTCCATCAGGAATAGGTGATAAGTATTGAATGTTATCATCTGCAATTCCAGTTGATTCAAAATCAAATCCAGCATAATATATTGGAGATGAAGATGTGTTATTTGCTGAACCAGTTTGGTAAACTACTTCAGGTATTAAACTTTCATCACCATTAGCTGTAGCGATTGGATTTGTGTATGCAGCGTGTCCAAATGGTGCTGCTGAAATTGGGAATGAACCTGCGTCATTTACAACTACTCTTACATATTTTGATTTGTTTGAATAATCGCCATATTCCGTAATCTTACCATCGTTATCAATTGTAAGATATCTATCACCAATTCTCTTAGCTATATAATTTGGAGATGATGGGTCTAAGTTTACATTATTGAATGTTTCTAATACAACTTTTCTTTTATCAGTATCACCATATCCTCTTACAATTACAGTAAATGTTGAGTAATCAGTTGAACCATCCTCACCAGCTGCTTTTACATTTGAAATACCAATCTTAAATTTAGTATTATATGGAGTACCATGTCCTAAAGTTACAAACTTAAATAAATCGTATCTTGTATTGTTATCATCTTTTTGAGATACAACATAAGGAGTTTCAGCTGCCGAGATATCACCATACTTTTGTGTTGGTAAGTTTACTTCAGTAATTACAGTTGTAGCACCATCTGTATTTGAACCTGTAAAGTTAAGGGCTGCGTTTTCAAAATATTTATAAGCGAATGCTGCTTTTGCACCAAATACTGATTCACCAAATGTATCTGCTAAATCATTAGTAGCTGTATTAACAATAGATGCTGAAATATTTGCTGCTGCAGATGCTGAACTTAATAGACCTGAAACAACGAAGTTTCCACCACCTTCTAAACTACTTGATATGTTTGTTGATGCATTTGAAAAACCAACTCCTTTATTACCATTGGCAGTGGAGTAAAGTACTCCTACAATTTTTGCCGCTGATGATAATGAACCACTTGCTTTGATACCCAAAGGAGCAACTTGGTGATAACCACCAATACCACCAACTCTTACGATGGTAGCACTTCCTGCTTCTTGTAAATATCTTTGTACCGCATATTCGGTATAATAAGTTCCATCAGGTGTTCCGAAGATTTCTTCGAACTCTGATTGTGTTCTCACAATAGTTGGAACGAATGCAGGTCCTTGCTTAAAAGGTCCTATAAATGCTGCTCCAATTTCTCCTACTCCTTGTGCTAAGAATGATAGGTCATTTTCTCTTGTGAATACGCCAGGTGATACGATTCTTTCTGCCATTTTATTTCTCCAATTTGTATTTTAGGTTTGTATTTGTTTTTGGTTGTAAAAATACACATATAAATATAAACAAAATATCCAAAACACAAATCTATGTATAAATCTATGTTTTGGATAATAATGATTAAATATTTAGTTTTTTTACTAAACAGGCTGTGGGTCTGCCCCATAAGCGTTACTTCCTGATATCGGTGACCAAGGTAAATCAGCTTCCATTACCATCACTCTATTGTACTTATTCTTATCAATCTCTTTACCAATTTGTGCCATTATATGGTCCCAATAGTTTCTTGTACGGTCTGAACCACTAACTATATTTTTTACCCATGTAACAACCTGTTCTTCAGATAAATTACTATATGCGGTAAAATTATTAGGGTCAACTTCATTTAAAGGTAACGGAGTTGCTCCAGTAAAACTACCAGAGTGACCTGTTTCATCAATTGCTTTTACGTTCCAATAGGCATTAACAACTACATTTTCCAATGTTTGTGTATTTTGTTTTTTAATACCTGTTAGTTTCCATTCGTATGTATATCCCATAATTTGTATTTTTTAATAAATATTTGTTTTTAATATTTTAATCTTCCAACGAACCACTATAATATTCTGTTGTAAGAAGATGTCTATAAGCCTGCTCAATGTGATTTAATTCAGAAGGTACTTCTAAAAAGAAACGGCAATAATGGTCCATACCGGCTGTACCAATTGATACACCATACTTATTATCTCCTGCATTCACACCAATAAAACCAATAGGTTTAGCATCATTGTTTCTAGCAGTTTTATCTTTCCAAACTGTTAAAGAAATTGTTGCCACATATCCAGCTTTCCAATAAACTTCATTACCTTCAGCGTTAGCACCAAAGGTTCTATTATCAGGTCTTGTTGGGTCTACTGGTGCTGGTACATCCGCTGTTCTTTTTTCTATTGCAACATTTGTCACAACGTGATAAGCGTTTTCAATATTTAAACCAGTTCCAGGTAGTTCGTAATCTCTAATAAGTGCCATAATTTATCCTTTATTATTAAGTATTAATTCTTTAAGTTTTTGTAATTCTTCTTTTAATGTACTTATTTCTTCAGCTTGCTTATTAATAATATTTTGTTGGTCTTTAATTGATTCTATAAATAAACCAGCAAAATTTCCATAAGCTACACCATACTCATCATTAACATCACAATAAGTCACAACTTCAGGAATAACTTCATTAACTTCTTGTGCAATTACCCCTATTTGCCTTTTCTTAGTTTCATCTTTAATTCTATTATAGTAAACACCTCTAATTTGAAGTAATTTATTTAAAGCAGAATCAATAGTTACTATGTTTTCTTTTGCACGTCTATCGGAATAAGCCACAATGTTTTCAGTAGCGTAAATACCCCTATTAACATACATACCATATGAAGGTGATGTTGCAGAAGTTCCAACACCTACACAATTGTATGGCCAATAATGATAGAACATCCATCGACCAGCTTGATAATAGATACCACCATTACCACCACCATCAAACATCAATACAGGTGTGTTACCTACATCAATTAATATACCACCATATCCATTTCTACTACCATCAATTCTCCATTGTCCATATGTAGAGTTGTTTGGATAAATGTGTGCTGAGTTAATTCCAGAATAGATACCATGGTATCCTTCCAATCTCTGCCATGTGTGCCAGAATGAATAGTTTGAAGGTCCACTCAATTGAATTAAGATACCACTCATATCATAATCGGAGTATAATCTTACCCCTTCATATGAAGGTCCGTTTGCACCTAATTTAATACCCGTATGGAATGCAATTCTTAGGTCAGGATAAGGATACCCCCATCCACCACCTTCTTGGAATATACGATATGCATGTGTACCATTTCCAGAGTTACCACCAACACCAATAGGCTCCCACCAACGAGAATATAGGTTTTCAATATATGTTGTACCATTAGGGTCTAAATAATATCCAGTATTATTGTAATCATATATGATTGGGAATTGGGCTTGTCCACCAATATCCATCAATGCAACCCTACTATTATTAAATCTATATTCTAAAATATCACCACTATCATCACCCCAGTTAACAACAAGATTGTAATCGTTATAACTACCACCTCTAGTTACCATACCAATTGATGCACCATCAGATGAACGTTGGAAGTGAATACCCCACATTGCGCCAGGAGAATACATTGGATATGAACCTTGTGTTTGGTCATATCTACCTATCCATGCAACGTCACTCCAGTTTGGATAACCATTTGGTGAGAAGTAATCAGTTATACGAACAGCTCCTCTAAAGTTTGCTGATGTACCTGAAGTACTTGGGTCAATATACCAATATGTATCATCAGAATCATAGAATATTGGTGCTCTGAATGAACCATTTGCCCAAACAGTACTACCATTATCCCAACGTAAGTTCCAACCAACAATTGAACCAGTACCACCCCAACCCAATCTCCAGTCATTTGCTGATACGTTTAACATCAATCCCCAATAGGTTGAGTTATTGTTCATAGCGTATGCACCACTATTATTATATCCATAGTGGATTATACTATTACCATACCAAATATAAAGGTTTCTAATTCTAGTATCACCAGATGGGTCTAAGTAGAATGTAGTATCATCTCTATCATAAATAAAGTTTGTACGAATCTCATACAAATAAGTTCTATTACCAGAATAGTGGTTAATATAAGTTTCGTATCCGTTTTGACAATCTAAGTGTAAGTTACCATTTGTAGTTACTACCGATGCCTCACCACCAGGTCTACCATTTGTACCAACGTACATATATGCACCCCATGTCCAGTTAGGTCCATGTAGAGTACCACCTCTCATTCTTAAATCAACGTTGGTTGCTGTTGCTGGGTCTAAGTAATATCCCGTATCGTTTGAATCATAGAATATTGGTGCTCTAAGAGAGTTGCCAGCTTGAAGGTAGTTGTTTACATAAACATAGTTAGATGGATACATTTCCATATTTGTAACACGATTACCAGATGTATTCGTATTATAAAAATACATGTCACCACCTTCACTAAATCTTATATATCCTTGTCCATAGTTAGTATTTGGTCTACCAAAGTAATATGCACCACCACCACTATTTAAGTTATTATCAACATTATATCCAAATCCACCACCATTCCAAGTGTTACCAGGTTCAGATACCCACCACTGCATACTTATTCTTTGCCCTGTACCATTGTAAGCTGCTGGTATAGTTAATCTCATTGATGAACTTCCGTGGTCACCTATAACGTGGAATCTTTTTTCTGGTGCTTCATATCCAACTCCTAAATACCAAAGTCTTGAACTACTATTTGGGTCTACATAATAGTTAGCATCATTTGCATCATAGAATATTGGTGCTCTCATTTCACCAGCAGCATATATGGTACTATTTGACCAAATATATCCAGTATAATGAGAAATCATTGCTGCAATTCTACTACTACCATTATAACCAACCCAACCTGGCATTGAAGGTCCATTTGATTGCCCTACAAAGAATGTTTCAGCACCTACAGTTGAATATGTACCATATGTTTGTCCAGATTGAGAACCTTTATTAAAATAGAATATACCCCATCCTCTTGCATTTTCTTGGAATATCCAGTTGTTTGCTTCTGATGTATTTGATACTAAGAATGTACCTCCATCATTATTTTGAATGTGATAAGAATTTAAAATTAATTCATTAAGACGAGATGTAGAGTTAAAATCTAAGTAATAAGAACCATCAGTACTATCTTGAATGTATGGAAGATAAAGGTTATTTGAAATTCTTACGTGTTGGTCACCTCTACCAATACTCATTAATATAGTGCTTGTCACACCAGGAGAATCATTGAATATTGTTGTACCACCATAAGATGCGTTACCACCTAATTCAAGACCAGTGTGCCATCCTAATGAAAGTCTTGTATATGTAGAATATCCATTATTATACGGAGATTTTACATACATTAAATAATATGGATTATTATCACCTCTTTGTCCCCAACTTATACCACCAAATTGTCCGCCAGGATTTGAAGGGTCTCCTGTACCACTTGACATA